AAAATTATGAGCATTTTATTTAGTTTAATCATTAAAAGATGGAGAGAAATATTAATCCTCCTCTTAGTTGGAATCATTTTATTTTTACGAGGTTGTGGAAGTGATTATGGTGACAAACAATTAGTAAATATAGATGGTGAAGATTTTGAATTATTAGAATCAAAAACTGATACTATATTTGTAGAAAAAGAAGTTAAAGTAACCAAATATGTACCAAGGTATATTACAAAAGAAGTAATTAAAGAAGTAGAGATACCAGTAGATGTAGATTCACTAGCAATCATCAAAGATTACTTTTCAAAAACAACAGTTACAGATACTTTAAACTTAGCATATGATTTTCCACCAGTAGTTACTGATTCATTGGGTAACAAACCAAGTGGAGATTTAGGATTTGGTATTCTTACTGATATTATTTCACAAAACAGAATTGAATCAAGAGAAATAGATTGGTATTTCAAGATTCCAACAGTTTATAATACTACAATAGTAAAAGAGTTACCAAAAAATGAATTCTATTATGGATTTGGTGCAGGAATTGACCAAACAAATGGATTTAATAATCTTAGTGGTAATATTTTATTCAAAAACAAGAAACAAAACATTTATGGTTTAAATGTTGGTATATCAAATCAACTTGGTGAGTATAAACCATTCGTTGGTGGTTCTATGTATTGGAAATTAGGAAAAAAGTAAATGGCTAAACAATCGCTAAAGGATATTATAAAACTTGAGTATCAGAAATGTGCTCAAGACCCCATACACTTCATGAAGAAGTATTGTATGATACAACATCCTGTCCGCGGTAAAATTCAATTTCACTTATATCCCTTTCAAGAAAAAACATTAACACAATTTACAGAACATAGATACAATGTTATTCTTAAATCTCGACAGACAGGTATCTCAACCTTAACTGCGGGATTTGCATTGTGGAAAATGTTATTCAATCAAGATTTCAACGTATTGGTAATTGCAACTAAACAAGAAGTTGCTAAGAACCTTGTAACGAAGGTTCGTGTAATGAATCAGTACTTACCATCTTGGTTAAAACAAACAACAGTAGAGGATAACAAACTATCTCTTCGATACTCAAATGGTTCTCAAATCAAAGCAACATCAGCAGCAGGAGATGCTGGTCGTTCTGAAGCATTATCCCTTTTAGTATTTGATGAGGCAGCGTTTATTGATAAGATTGAAGATATATGGGTATCATCTCAATCTACCTTATCTACTGGTGGTAACGCAATTATCCTTTCAACACCAAATGGTGTAGGAAATTTCTTTCATAAAACTTGGGTAGGTGCAGAAGAACAAGTAAATGGATTTAATCCAATAAGATTACATTGGAGTGTACATCCAGAGAGAAATCAAGGGTGGAGAGACGAACAAGAAACACTATTAGGAGTAAAAGGAGCAGCACAAGAATGTGATTGTGATTTCGTTTCTTCGGGTGATTCTGTTATTGACCCTCAACTTTTACAGTTCTATAAAGAAACATATATTCAAGAACCAATAGAAAAGACTGGGTTCGATGGTAACCTATGGAAGTGGGAATATCCAAACTACAATAAAGCATATATGGTAGTTGCGGATGTTGCTCGTGGTGATTCAACAGATTATTCTGCATGTCATGTTATTGATATTGAATCAGCAACTCAAGTTGCAGAATATAAAGGTAAATTAGATACAAAAGATTTTGGAAACTTCTTAGTATCACTTGCAACTGATTACAACCAAGCATTACTCGTAATTGAGAATGCAAACATTGGTTGGGCAGTTTTACAACAAGTAATTGATAGAGGTTATCAAAATACATTTTACATGAGTAAAGATTTAAAGTATGTGGATGTAGAAAATCAATTACATAACAAATATAATAGAGAAGAAAGAGGAATGGTTGCAGGATTTAGTACAACATCTAAAACAAGACCACTTATCATTTCAAAGTTAGATGATTACTTCAGAGATAAATCTGTAACAGTTCGTTCAGAAAGATTAATTGGAGAATTATTTACATTTATATGGAAAGGAAATAGAGCTCAAGCAATGCAAGGATATAATGATGATTTAACAATGTCATTAGCAATTGGATTGTGGGTTAGAGATACTGCACTTAGATTAAGACAAGAAGGAATTGATTTAACAAAACAAGCATTAGGCGGTATTGCAGCACATCAATTAGATGTTGGTGGAATGGGGTTTGGAGGTAATACTTCTATGGAAGAGGACCCTTGGAAAATGAGAATTGGTGATAACCATGAAGATTTAACTTGGTTAATTAAATAAATTTATATTTATATAGTAAGGTAGAGGAATTAATTATGATATCATTAAAAAATTTATTAAACGAAGAAATACACACCGAAGAATACATGGTAGAAAATTATCATGATATAAAGGAGTTCTGTGAATTCATGAAAGAATACAAATGTGATATGAATGAAGCAGAGTACCAAGGTAGAACAGTCAAACTTGGTAAACCCACAAGAGGTGATGTAAAAAAATTCAAAGTATATGTCAAAAACCCACAAGGTAATGTTGTTAAAGTTAACTTTGGACATGGTGGAACTTCTGCAAAGAAGTCAGGAGAGAAAACAATGAAAATTAAAAAATCTGACCCTGCAAGAAGAAAAGCGTTTAGGGCTAGACATAACTGTGATTCTCCAGGACCAAGGCACAAAGCTAGATACTGGTCATGTAGAGCGTGGTAAAAAAATAAATAAAGGTTATAATTTAAATTAGGAACAAAATGGCAGATACTTCATTTTTTGGTAGATTAACGAAACTCTTCAGAGCTCAAGCAGTTGTTACTGTTGATAAGGATGGTAAGAGAAAAGTTGTTGATACCGATGAAAGACAACAAACGAATCTATCCTCATTAAGAGATAGATACACGAAACTACAAAAAAGTTTCTTCGAACAAGCAGGTGGTGCTCAATCAATGGCATACCAACAAGTTCGTAGAGAAGTTTTTAGAGATTACGATGCGATGGATAACGACCCAATACTTGCATCAGCTCTTGATATATACGCAGATGAATCAACACTAAAGAATGAATTTGGTGATACTCTTATGGTTCACTCTGATAATCAAAAAGTACAAGATATTTTAAATAACTTATTCTATGATATCCTTAATGTTGAATTCAACTTATGGCCATGGACAAGAAATATGTGTAAGTATGGAGATTTCTTCTTAGGTTTAGAAATCGCTGAAGGTAAAGGTATTGTTAACGTAACACCTCATTCAGTTTACAACACAGAAAGATTAGAAAGAACAGACCCATCGAATCCAAATTCAGTAAAGTTTAAAATTACTGAGGACCCGAATGGAAAAGAAGAATATGAAAACTTTGAAGTTGCTCACTTTAGATTGTTAGCAGATACAAACTGGTTACCATATGGTAAATCTATGATTGAGAATGGAAGAAGATTGTGGAAACAATTATCTCTAATGGAAGATGCTATGTTGATTCACAGAATCATGAGAGCACCAGAAAAAAGAGTTTTCAAAATTGATATTGGTAATATCCCACCAACAGAAGTGGATAACTATATGCAAAGAATCATCAACAAGATGAAGAAAGTTCCTTTCATCGATAGAAATACTGGTGATTACAACTTAAAGTATAATATGCAAAATCTAACTGAAGATTTTTACTTACCAGTTAGAGGTGGAGATAGTGGTACATCAATAGATAATCTTCAAGGATTGGAATATGCAACTATCGAAGATATCGATTATCTAAAAAACAAATTATTCGCAGCACTAAAGATTCCAAGAGCTTACTTAGGATATGAAGAAAACGTAAATGGTAAAGCAACATTAGCAGCTGAAGATGTTCGATTCGCGAGAACAATTGAAAGAATCCAAAGAACCGTAGTATCTGAATTAACTAAAATTGCAATTGTTCATTTATACTCACAAGGAATTACTGATTCAGAAATGACTAACTTTGAATTGGGATTAGTAAATCCATCTACAATTTACGAACAAGAAAAAGTAAACTTGTGGAGTGAAAAAATTAGATTAGCTCAAGATATTCAAGGCCTGAATATGTTATCCAAAGATTGGGTATATGCTAATATCTTTAAACTAAGTGGTGGTGAACAAGATGAACAAAGAGTTGCAATGTTAGATGATTTAAAAGATAGATTCAGATTCCGTTCTATTGAAGATGAAGGTAATGACCCTGCACAAGAAGATGACGAACCAGATGATATTGAGGAATCAATTGAAAAACTAAAACAAGAAATAAAAGATAAAGGTGGTAGACCAAGAGAGGGTGGAACTTATGGAAAAGATAAACATCCACTTGGTAGAGACCCACTTGGTGATAAAGAAAGAAAAAAAGAAAGAAGTAGAACTTCCGAAGAGAAGGCTATAAAAATGATTTCAGGTATAGCATCAAAACGAAAGTATTTACATGAAATAAAAGGTATGTTGGATGAAGATAACATACTCGAAGAGTAAAAATTTCCTTTAACTTTAGATTTTTATATTTATATATGGGAATTTTTACTATATCATAATAGGAATTAAAAAAGATGAAAAAAATAAAACATTCAAAATTTAAGAATACTGGTTTCCTTTTCGAGCTTTTGACAAGACAAATTACTGTTGAAATACTTAATGGTAGTCAAGAAAAAGCAAAAGGGATTATTAAAGAATTCTACGGAAGAGGAACTGAGTTATCAAAAGAACTTAGATTATTCAACCTATTGATAAATGAAAAATATAATACAGAATCTAAAGCAGAAAAATTCATAGATGCTATATTAGAGGCTCATACAAAAATTGATTATAAGAAAATTCAAAGAGAAAAATATAACCTTATTAAATCAATTAAAGAAAACTTTGAGATAGATAACTTTTTATCTTCTCCTGTTACTAATTATAAAATTTTAGCTTCAATACACAAGTTATTTGAAGGTAAAAAAGCTGATATCCTTGATATAAAGGATGTATTTAATTCAAAACTTACTCTTGTTGAACATATTTCATCAAACAATTCCCAAACATCTACAAAACAAAAACAAGATAAGTTAGTAGAAGAGTATAGAAAACAAGAAAAAGACCTGAGATTATTAACGTACAAAATTCTTGTTGAAACTTTTAACAAAAAATATACTACTTTAAATCAATCACAAAAAGGTTTGTTAAGAGAATATATTAATAATGTAACAAATACTTCAAAGTTCAACGAGTATTATGAATCTGAATTAATCAAAACGATTACCGAATTACATTCATTGTATAAAGGTATGAAAGATAAGATTACAAAAATCAAGTTGAGAGAAACTATTAATGTTTTGAAAAAACAAAAAATTGGTAAAAAGATTACCGATGGCCAGGTTTCATCTTTGATGATGTCTTATGAACTGATTAAGGAGATACATAATGTCAATGGAACAAAATCTTAAAGAAATATTAGACGAAATATTAAATGAAGTAGAGCAAGAGTTAGAAGAGGCTACTACTACTGGAGATGTTGCTGGATACAACACTCCTAATGCTTTTTCTGATAAGGGTAAATCTGATAAGAAGAAAAAGAAAAAAATAGCAACTTCACTTGGTTATAGTGTAGTAGATGGTGATGTTGATAATATCTCTGAGGCAATCAAAGGTAGAAACAACAAAACAGGTGAATCCTTTGGAATGGTTATCGGTTCTGATAAACAAGGTAACAATGGATACGAACTTACCGTAAGAAAAACTTACAATTCAAGAATAAGTGCATATGGATTTATTTTTGATAAAGATTCCAACCTAACTGATATTCGTGATTATGGATATTCACTCGATGGTAAGTTTCCTGATATGAAAGGTCATGCAAGTTCAACATCAGTAAGACCTAACAAAAGAGAAACTATTACTCAAATAGCTAAAATTACTTCCCCAGCATTTGCAAAAAAGATTTATCAGCACGTTCAAAAGAATAACAAAATGGATGAATCAGTAAACGAAGGTAGAGCTAAAAATGATTTGAAACATATGGCTCGTTTCGGAAATGGTGATGATAGGGTTACTCTTGCGAACGCATTGGAATTTGGTGGTGTTGGTAATGATAAAAAAGACCAAAAAATAATGATACAGATGATTGATAAATTATCTGATAAGGAAGCTAGAATAGCTTTAAGAAACGTAGAACGAGAAAGAAGAGATGAATCAGTAAACGAAGGTAAAGTACACTTTGAAAAGAAATTAAAAAGTGGTAATATCTTTCAAGTAATCGATAGAGATACAAAAGGTATGAGAGGAACACAAGATAAGTTCTCTATGCAAATTGTAGATAAAAAAGGTAAAGTGGTTAAACACATTGGTTCACATCCATCATTATCTGGTGCTAAGAAATACTCCAACTCAGTAAACGAAA